GACGTGGCGGCCTTCCAGTGCCTCTCCAATGGCTCGGGGGAGGTGAGCATCCCGCAAGCGTTGCCGCGCATGAAACAGAAGGACCTCATGCGGGACCTCTGCCAGCGGTTCAACCTCGTCATCGAAGCCGACCCCGACAACCCCCGGAAGCTGTATATCGAGCCTTACGCGAATTGGATCGCGGACGGGACGGATAGCTACTGGACGGACAAGCTCGACCTAGACAAGGAGCGCACCCTCATGCCGACCTCGTCCATCAAGTCGGCGCGTATCCTGTTCTCCGATAAGGAGAGCAGCGACGTAGGGAACGCATATATCCAAGCCACGCAGGGCGAGGCCTTCGGGACGTATGACCAAGACATAGACGATGACTTCGCCACGGGCGAGCTCAAGAATGAGCCGGCCTTCGCGCCCTATTTCGTGTATACGGTGCCGACCCTACAGGGCGACCCGAATACGGTCCTGCCGGAGCTACTCATCCACCGCTCATACCAAAGGGACGGGGTAGGCGTGAAGCCGACGAGCCAACCGCCGAAGCTCTTCTTCGTGACCGGCAACGTGACCACCTCCCAGACCGTGTACGTGGGTGGGTCGTCGCTGACGTCCTACCTCCTCTGCTCGCCCTTCTCGGAGTCGCCCCTCGATGGCAACACCCAGAGCCTGTATTGGAATTCTACGTCGACCCCGTTCTCAGTGGAGAATGCCCTCCTTGCGGGGCAGAACGTCCCGGCCATCGGCCTCCACCAATCGTATTGGGCCGGATACCTCGCCGATATCTACGACGCCGATGCCCGGGTGTATGAGGCCCACCTCTACCTCACGCCCTCCGACATTCGGAACGTGCGCTTCAATGACCGCTTCCACATCTTGGGGGCTACGTACAAGCTCACCGAAATCTCCGGATACCAAATCGGGACCGGGGAGTCGACCTTGTGCAAGTTCCTGCGCGATCTCGGGCGGTCCTCCTTTGGGGGGTGTACCTCCGTACCTACCCAATCCAATGCCAACGGGACGGTGACCTTCACCGATGCCGACGGGACGACCACCACGGACCCCGGGCAGGCGTGCTGTGAGGCGTTCGGGTACTACTACGACGCGACCAATAACGTCTGCCGGTGGGGTACCCCAGGCACCGACGACGGCAACCCCGTTCCGCCCTACCCGCCGACGGACCCTCAGGACCCCTTCCCCAATACCAACGGCGGCGATCCCGGCCCGGTGTCTCCTGTCGGAACCAACACCAACACGACCGACCCCGACTCGGGGACGACGACAGTCTACGACGAGGTCATCCTCACGGGCGAGACTACCGGGGCTGGCGTCACTTACCCCGTGGCCCCGTTTGGGGCTCCCATCATCATCGGCCCCGATACGCTCGGGGTGGGTGTGGTTCGCGTGGTGTCGACTACGGTGGGCGGCACGGCGGGCGTGGCGTTTACATCCAAGTTCGAGACGTGGCGATTCCTCGCCAACGGCAGGGCCGGGACGGTCTCCATCTCCGAAACTGCCGGAGAGGATATTGTGAGCGGATCGCCGGGGACGCGACGCCTTCAGGCTACCCTCACGAATGACGTGCTCGCTTTCAACGTCACCGGAGAGGCGAACCAGATAATCAACTGGACCCTTTCCGTTGAGATGATTCGCATGTACGCCACCAATGAGGCCGAGTTCGAGAACGCCATCCTCACCGAGGCCGGGGCGAGGTTGGCCGGCATCAATAACCGCGTCCTTTTGCAGGAATAGAAAAAAAAGTTGCGTATTTGTTTGGTGGATGAATAAATGTGCCTATATTTGGGACATGAACAACGCACAAAACAACGCAACCATGACCATCGCAGACAAAATCGCAGCAGCACAAGCAAACGTCAAGGCATACAACCGCCAAGTGACCGCCTACCTCGAGCGCCGCAACGCAGCAACCGACCCCGCAAAGAAGGAAGAGTTCAACGCGCTCGCTAAGAAGTACTGCTTCGGCGCAAACGAGGAGCTCGCTTACATCCGCACTCTGAAGGCTATGGCTGCGAAAGCATAAGCAGAACTACAGACAGACAGACAGACCTCCGCAAGGGGGTCTTTTTTTTTGTCCCATATTTCAGACCATGAAGAAGTACCTCGACGGGATAGGTAGGGCCATCCCCCGCGTCTTGGATGTGGCATCGGAGTACGAGCTCCGCGGCAACCCCGACTCGCTCCTTTTATATGGATACTATGAGTGGGGTTCGTCTACATGGTGGCGGAAAGTCCTGCTCGGAGTACGCAATGGCGCAGGACTACGAAATCAAGGTAAAGGTCACGGGAGTAGACCAAGCGAAGACGCAGGTCGACGGGCTTTCTGACTCACTCAAGGACGCGGGGCAGTCGTCCTCGCAGTTGACCGTCCTCGACAAGATCACGGGCGGGGCCGTTTCAGGCTTCAAGAATGCCGCCGCAGGGGTCAAGACCTTCATCACTGGCCTGAAGCTCACGCGGGCCGCAATCATCGCCACGGGCATCGGTGCCCTGGTGGTTGGGGTCACTGCTTTGGTCACCGCCTTTACCAGCACCCGCCGCGGAGCTCGACAGCTACAGGTAATTATGGCCGGATTGGGGGCCGTCGTGGAGCGCGTCACGGCACACTTCCAAGCGGCTGGGGGATTCATTGTCGACCTGTTCAGTAAAGGCCCGACAGAGGCCGCGAAAGCGTACCGCGAGGAGGTGGACAAGTTGCCGGGATCGATGACCGATGCCGTCCGCGCGACGATGCAACTCCAGAAGGCAGAACAGGCCCTGCTCGATACGCGCCGGGAGTTGACCATAGCCGACGCCCAAGGGCGGCAAGAGATAGCCCGTCTGCGCCTCCTCGCCCGAGACCGGACCAAGGATACTAACGAAAGAATCGAGGCCGCAAAGCGGGCGATGGACATCGAGCTGGACCTCGTAAAGCAACGAGAGGAGGCCGCCGCCGAGGAGCTACGCATCGCACAGGAGCGCGCCAAGATGAGCGACACGTCCGACGAGGATTTGCAACGCCTTGCCGACCTCGAGGCGAACCTCATCAATATCCGCACCCAATCCTTCATGACGCAACGCCGACTCCAAGAGGAGGTGCAGAGCGTGGAGCGGGAAGCCACAGCGGAGAGGAAAGCGCAGGAGGCCGAGCGCATAAAATCACGGGAAGCCGAAGCCAAGGCCGCAGCCGATGCCGCCGCCGCCATCATCAAGGCCGAGCAGAGCGTCGTCGACGAGCTGGATAAGCGCAGCCGCGAAAGCCTCGACGCCCGCACCAAGGAGATACTTGCCCTCGAGGACTTCTACAACGCCCAACTCGACAAGGCCGGAGAGAACGCCGACCTCATCGCACAGATTGAGGCCCAACGGGAAGAGGAGCTGGCAACCATGCGCGAACGATTCCGGGCTGAGGATGCGGCCAAAGCTGCCGAAGCGCAAAAGGCCCGCGAAGAAGCCGAACGCGCAGCCCGCGAAGCTCGCACCGAAGAAGAACGACAGGCCGCCGAGTTGCGATTGCAACAGATTGAAGAGGAGAACCGCCAAGCATTCGAGCAACAGCAAGCCTATGAGAATGCCGTGGCCGAGTTGAAGCAGGCAGCGACGGCGGGGACGTTCTCAATCCTGCGCAACCTGACTTCGGCTTTTGAGAAAGACACGGAGGAAGGACAGAAGAAAGCCTTCAAAAGGAACCAGGCTCTGAATATTGCCGAGACGCTTATCAGCACCTACGCGGCGGCGCAAAAGGCCTACGCCTCCCAGCTTGCCATCCCGTCCCCCGATGCTCCTATCCGTGCGCAGATTGCCGCGGGTATCGCCGTGGCCGCAGGACTAGCTAAGGTGGCCGCAATTAAGAGCCAACAATTCACCGGAGGAGGATCCGCGGGAGGTGCAACCGGTGGCGGGGCCGGAGGTCTTGGAGGGGGTACCCAATCCGTCGGTGTCGATGTCGGCTCCCTCATCCCGACCCAGCAGACCCCCACACCGGAACCCGTCCGGGCATATGTAGTAGAGAACGAGATATCGAACAAGCAAGCGTTGAACCGCGAGCTTCAAATTCAGACGACACTATGAGGACAGTCGAGCTATTGATTGACGAGGAGCAGGACGAATTCGGGGTCGAGGCCATCAGCCTCGTGAAGTTCCCGGCCATCGAGGAGAACTTCGTCTTCTTTAACCGGGACGCCAAGCTGACCCTCGCCAAAGTCGACGAGGACAAGAAGCTGCTCATCGGTCCGGCCCTCATCCCCGAGAAGATGATTCCGCGGTGGGACGATGCCAAGGGCGAAGAGTTCGAGGTCTACTTCTCGAAGGAGACGGTGCAGCAGGCGGCCGAGCTATTCATGAGGCAGAAGCGGAACTCGGACTATACCGTGGAGCACCAGGCCAAGGTCGACGGACTGTCCATCTTCGAGAGCTGGATCGTGGCCGACAAGGACCGCGACAAGGCGGCCGTATATGGCTTCGATGTCCCCACCGGGACGTGGATGGTGAGCGTGCGCGTCCACAACGAGGACGTCTGGTCCGACGTAAAGGATAAGAAATACCGGGGGTTCTCCATCGAGGGGTACTTCATTGACAAGTTGGTTAAGATGGAAGACGTGACCATCGAGACCATTGCCGCCGCAGTGCGTGACGTACTGGAACCAATTGCCTTTTTGGACGGCAAGCCCCTCTTCGGAACCCCGCTCGAGGCCCGACTCATGGCCGAGGCCCTCGGGTGTGAGGGCCACCATGAGCACGTCATCAACGGCGTGAAGATGTTCATGCCGTGCGAGACCCACGAGGAGCTCCTGCCCCTACTTGCAAACGAATGAAAGTCCATTATATCCGCCCATGAAAACCCGACCTATGTCAGTAATTGAGAAACTCAAGGAGGCCGTCCGTTCCGTCGTCGAGGCAGAGCGTCAAGACCTCTATGCCGAAGCCCGCCTGAACGATGGTCGGGTCATTGCCACCGAAGCCGAAGCGTTCTCCGCTGGGGCTCCCGTCCGCGTCCTGAGCGAGGACGGCGAAGCGGCCCCCCTTGAGGCCGGATCCTACGAGCTGTCCGACGGTGGGCAGGTGACCGTGAACGAGGAGTCCCAAGTGGTCGAGATGATGGAAGAGGAGGAGGAGAAGACCGAGGCCGCCGAGCACGAAGAAGAGAAGGACGAGATGGCAGCAGTCAAGGCCGCCCTCGTCGACAAGTTCCAAATCTCCCCCGAGGTAGCCGCCGAGATTGTCGAGGTGGTGAAGGAGGCGATGGCCCCCGCTGAGGAGGTCGAAGCCGCCGAGGAGGAGAAGGAAGAAATGGCAGAAGAAAAGACCGAGATGTCGTCTCACCTGCAAGACCTCACCCACGAGATGGCCGTGGCCCTGGAAGCCATCAATTCGCGCCTCGAGAAGCTGGAGTCGGCACCCGCCAGCCAGCCCGACCGCGTTGTCCCGAAATTTAATCCCGTTCCTAAATCTGAATCCCGAGGAACCGGACTCGATCAAGCTCTGAACATCATCAATCAATTCTAATGATTCCCGTTAAGTCCAAGAAGTACGACTTCGACATCACGGTCAGCCCGAACACCTACGCCGGTGAGCTGGCATTGCCGTATGTGACCGCCGCCATCCTCGGCGCAGAAACCATCAACAAGGGCCGCGCCCGCCTCATCGAAGGGGTGGTTCACAAGGCTGTAATCAACGCCCTCGACTACGACGGTGGCCTCCTGCAAGGTTCCGCCTGTGACTTCGCCGACGGTGCGTCCATGACGCTCTCCGAGCAGGTGGTCACCCTGTCCGACTTGATGGTCAACGAGGCTATCTGCCGCGGTACCATTTTCCCGACGTTTATGGCCGCCGCCGGTCGTATGCGCCGCGATGGACAGATTCCGCCCGACTTCGCGCAGTTCCTCCTCGCCGCTACTGCCGAGCAAGCCGGAAAGAGCCTCGAGTCCCTGATGTGGACCGGTGCCTCTCCCTTCGGTGTGGGTCTCCTGTCTAACGACGGAGTCATTGACGAAGCCGGTATCGACGCGTCCGCCATGAAGGACTTCGCCGAGGCCGACACCGGCACGACGGCATGGAGCGCATCGAACATCTTGACGGTGCTCGACCTCATCTTCGCCAAGTCCGCCGATACTCCCGGCATCCTCGGCAAGCCCGGATGCGGTTTCTACATCTCTTACGAGGCTTACGCCTTCTTCCAGCAGGCCA